TAATAAAAAATAATGCTTCTAATATTAGCTATTTAACTTTTCAAAGAAATTCTAATACACAGGCATTTAGTTTAATAGAAGGTAACGGAGAGAATACAACAGGTTGGTTGAAATTTTATACATCAGATACAGTTAGATTAACAATAGCAGGAAATGGTGCTGCTACATTCTCAAGTAGTGTAAACGTAAATGGAGCAACAGCTAATAATGATTTAAACGTATACAATACAAATAACGCAGGTATATCATTACAAACTGCATATACAGGGACAACAGGAAGTGATGGTTTTTACATTGGTCAATTGTTTCAATCAACAAACTTTTTATTTAGACAAAGAGAAAACGCTGACATTATCTTTGAAACTAATAACGGAAGCGAACGAATGAGAATCACATCGGGGGGTAATGTATTAATGAACACAACTACAAGTTCAACATCTGGAGGTTTTACAAATACTACTCTTTTAGTTAAACAAGTTGCAGATGGAGGTGGAGGAGGTGGATTACAAATAGAACAAAACTCAACAGATAATGTAGCCTTTTTCGGATTTAGTGGAAGTGCTTTTAGAATAGGTACTTCATATAGGTTTGCTGGCTCTTATCAACCAATATTAATTAGTGCTGGTGGCTCTGGAAATCAACTTTATTTAAATACTACTGGTAATGTATTAGTAAATACTACAACAGATAATGGTCAAGGTAAGCTACAAGTAAATGGTGCTATAACTGCTAATAACATTTCTTATACAGGAGAATTAGTTACAACAAGTACAACTTTTAATGCTACTTATTATCATATTATTAGTGGTGCAGTAGGTTCAGGACAAACTTATACCTTACCAAGTCCAAGTTCTAATAACTTACAATATGTTGTCATAAACAAATCAAATTTTTCACAAACAATTTCAGCAGGTAGTGGATTTACTATCTATAATATGGCAGGTAGTGATGTTGGCTCTATAACATTAGCCTCAAAAGCAAGATGCTTTATTATCGCTGACGGAAGTGGATTCTATCAAATATTCTAAAATAAAATAAAAATGAAAACAATTCAACCTGTGGTATTCCCACTAAACTTAGGAACGGCAACAATCCTTAATGCTTATTGTATTAATGACAATTTAAACAATGCAGCTACTTTTTACTATTCTTTAATAAGCGAAACTCAAAGTAAATTACAAGAAGGTAACTTAACTATGACAGGCGAAGATTACAATGGTTGGGCAACAAATGAGTATGCTTACAATTGGGTAGCTACTCAAATTGATGTAACAATCACAGGTGATTATGTGCCTCCTGTACCAGAACCAATTGTTGAAGAAGATATTGAAGAAGCAGTTAGTGAGGAAACTATTGTAGAAGAACCTATTGCAGAAACTAAAACTGCGAAATAATTATAAACATATTTAGATAATAAGTATATTTGTATTAAAATTTAAAATATGGCTTATGTATATAGGCACATTAGATTAGATAAAAACGAGCCTTTTTATATTGGAATTGGAAACGATGAAAGATATAATAGGTCAAGAGAAAGATATAACAGAAATGGTCTTTGGAAGATTATAGCAACTAAAAGTGAAATTGAAGTTGAAATATTATTAGATGGTTTAACATATAAAGAAGCACAAAAAAAAGAAAAAGAGTTTATTGCTTTATATGGTAGAAAAAATAATAATACAGGTATTTTAACAAACTTAACTGATGGTGGGGAAGGAACGATTGGAACTGTTATAACTGAAGAAACAAGAAAAAAGCTATCAATTGCTCATAAGGGCAATAAAAGCAGAACTGGGCATAAATTATCAGAAGAAACAAGACTTAAAATGTCAATTGCAAGAACTGGTAAAAAATTAGGAGCAATAAGCGAAGAACATAGAAAGAAATTATCTATGGCAAAAATTGGTAAAAAACAAAGTATAGAAACTATACAAAAACGGAATGAATCAAGAAGGTTATTTTATATAAACAAAAAAAACAAAAACAATGGTAACGCTAACAACAGAGCAGATTAAAGAATTAGAAACTTATTTAATGGAAATCCCAGCAAAGTTTGCTAATCCAATTTTAGGTTATTTAGGCAAAATTGCACAAGAACAAAATCCACCACAAGAATCAACTGAAGCGTAATGGTACATAATAGCAATCAATCGGACTTATTAACTATTGTTAGCGGAACATCCGCATTTATTAGTGTTGCAAATGTGCAACCGATAGTTTCTTTAATAGCTTCGTTGATTGCTATTGTTTCTGGTATTTTAGCTGCAAGATATTACATTAAAGCTACCAAAAGATTCAAGTAATGAAAGAGGTAGTAATCGTTCTATTAGTGGCGGTTCTAATCTTTTTTATCGGAAGTGAGGCACGATACACCAAAAGTGAACCTGTAATCATAACTGATACAGTTTACCAAGAGAAAACTTTTACTAAGTTTATAAAGGGAAATTCAATCCCTTTTGTAGTTTTAGACACAATTTACATAGTTGAAACGGACACAATTACAATCGTTAAGGATTATAACCAAGTAAAGGTTTATTCCGATACTATGCGCATAGATTCAATAGGATACGCATACATACAAGATACAATCTTACATAACAAGATACAAGGCAGAGGTTTTAGTGCCAATTTTAACCTTCCAACCATAACAATTACCAAATTAATAGAGCCAAAGTCAAAGAACCAGCTTTATTTGGGATTTATAGGCGATTTAAAGCACTCAAACGGACAAATTGGTATTGGCGGTTCAATTGCACTTAAAACGGCTAAAAACACCTTATATACGGCAACGGCAACTATGAACGGATATTCTTTTGGATACTATAAAAAGTTTTAATATGAAAAAGTTTATTATTTCAATGTTTAGTGATGAAGTTGGTGCTATGAGCCACAAAAGGATTTTAGCTTTTATAGGTGCTATTTGTCTTTATACAACTTTTGTAATTACTAAAAGCGACCATTTAGGCGATTTAGTTTTTTATATGAGTATGGCATTTGCAGGTTTAACAACTATTGATAAATTTAGTAAATAATGGAAAACAACGAAAAAAGAGCATTTGCAATTGGTTTTGTATTGTGGGTAATTGGATTAGTTTACTTTATAAATCAAGTAATATAAATGGCAATAGTTTACAGACATATAAGACTTGATAAGAATGAGCCATTTTATATTGGCATAGGTAAAACCGAAAAAAGAGCCTATGATAAAAATGACAGAAATAAGATATGGAACAATATTATTAATAAGACTGATTATGAAATAGAAATTTTATTTGATAATATTACTTGGGAACAAGCCTGTATAAAAGAGCAAGAGTTTATTAATTTATATGGAAGAATAGACAAAAAAAATGGCACATTATGTAATTTGACCAATGGTGGTGAAGGTCAAAATGGAATTATAAGAAATGAAGAATATAGATTGAAAATAAAACAAAATGCTTTAAAAAGATGGGAGAATGAGGCATTTAAAGAAAAGATGAAAAAGGTTTTAAAGGGAAGAAAATTGCCACCAACAAGTGAGGAAACTAAGCTAAAATTAAGTTTAATAAGTAAGGGAAGAATAGGTAAGCCTTGTTCAGAAGAAACAAAACAAAAATTAAGATTACATAATTTAGGCAAAAAACACTCAAACGAAACAAAACTTAAGTGTAAAAACAAGTCTTTAGAAATGTGGTCTGATAAAAATAAAGCTATTGAAATTATAAGTTTAATGAAAGGCACTCAAAAAAGAGCAAAAATCAAAAGAAATGATATCAAAAAAAGCGATTGATTTAATCATAAAACACGAGGTTGGGGGAAGGGATGTCTATAATCGTAGATACCAAAAGCCTATTTGGGCAGGTGGCGATAGTGGATGTACAATTGGGCTTGGCTATGATGTTGGATATGTAACCGAAAAGCAGTTCTTTAGCGATTGGGATGGCTTAAATTTAAACTATCTAAATGCGTTAAGAAAAGTGGTAGGGATAAAAGGTGAAGCCGTTAAATCAATGATGCGTGGCGAAATACTGCAAGTTAGGATTCCATACAATTTTGCCTATGATGTTTTCGTTAATAAGTCGCTACCTAAATACTATGCTTTGACAAAGGCTATTTATCCAGAACTTGACACTTTAAACGAGGACACAAGAGGTGCATTGGTTTCAATGATATATAACAGGGGTAATAAGTTAGATGGTGATAGGCGAAAAGAAATGAGGGCAATAGTTAATCTTGTGGCTAAAGCGGATTACGAAGGGATTGCCGACCAAATAGAAAGAAGCAAAAGGCTCTGGGAAAATGTTGGATTGGATGGACTTGTAAAAAGAAGGGAGGAGGAAGCAGATTTGATTCTAAACTCACTAACCTAAAATAAACCTATGGCAACAACAAAAACAAAACGCAGAAGGCTTTTTTTTGACATTGAAACAAGTCCAAACATCGGTTTATTTTGGGAAGCTGGTTATAAGAAAAACATTGACTATTCAAACATAATACAAGAAAGGGCAATTATTTGTATTTGTTATAAATGGGAAGATGATAAGGAGGTATATGCTTTACAATGGGATGCAAAGCAGAATGATAAAAAAATGCTTGAACAGTTTATTGAGGTTGCAAACGTAGCTAATGAATTAGTAGGGCATAATGGAGATAAGTTTGATTTAGCTTGGATTAGAACAAGATGCTTATTTCATAAAATAGAAATGTTCCCAAAATACACAACAATTGATACATTAAAAGTTGCAAGGCAAAAGTTTAGGTTTAATTCTAACAGGCTTAATTATATAGCTGATTTTTTAGGTATAGGACAAAAGATCAAAACAGAATATAGTCTTTGGAAAAATATTCTATTGCATAAAGACAAAGCTGCAATGGAAGCTATGATTAAGTATTGTAAAAAAGATGTGGTTTTATTGGAAAAGGTATTTAAAATGCTTTCAAATCATATAGAGCCTAAAACTCATTATGGGGTAATATTTGGGGAGGATAGAGGCAGTTGTCCAGAGTGCGGTTCGGATGATTTAATTAGAAATAATAAGGTTGTAACGGCTACTGGTTTGACAAGGATACAATTCAAGTGCAAAACTTGTAATAAATTTCATTCAAAGACTGATAAATAATATGAGATACCCTAAAAACTTTGCAAAATTGACACCAATACAACAAGAGCAATGGTTAGTTACTAAACTAATTGAACTGCACAACTTAGAGCAAGAGATCAAGTTAACCTTAGGCAAAATAAGAGGTGGTGAGAAACTTATATTTAAAGAAATAGACAGACCAGACTTAGCTTTAATGAAAGATGAAGATTAAAATCATATATCGCAAATTAGGTAGGGAACAGGCTCACGGCATTGCTGAAAGTGATGGTGTAGTTTATATTGACTCACGGCTAAAAGGCAAGAAGCAGCTTGAAATCCTATTACACGAGTGCTTACATATACTCAATCCAATTGATGATGAAGATGCAATTATTGAGAAAAGTGTAACTTTATGTAAGGTTCTTTGGCAACAAGGATACCGAATGGTTGATAATTCTAACGATACACCATTACAAGATGGTTCTAAATAGTTGTTCG